TCGTAGAGAATCCGGCGCGGTTATTAGCGATGAAGAGTTCGCAAATGCGCGCTTGCAGTATTTCCCACAGCCCGGAGACACGCCCGAAACGGTAGCTCAAAAAGCACAGAACCGCTTCACGACTATCAACAACCTCTATCGAGAGAGCAACGTCCCACGCACTCCGATGCCCGGTGATATTGTTCAAGGCGATGACGGCAAGCAATACATGCTTGAGGACGACGGCGAAACGCTAACCGAGATATGAAACTAAGCGAACTTAAAAATTATACTGTCGTACCTCGCACAGCTCCTGTCGCACCGACAACCACACCAAGCAAAGACCCGCTCTCTGTTGCGTCTGATGTTGGAGGCTTTCTCTTCCCCGGTACTAAGCAGATAGGAGAGTCGCTTGGAACCATAGCCGCCGCTGGCGGGCGTGCTGTTCAAGGGGATATGCAGGGCGCGTCTGACATTCTCAAAACTCAAAAGACCGTGCCAGAACTAGCCGGAGCTTATACAGCATCCGCCGCGTCGCTTGCTGGTAGCGCGGGAGTTGGCACTAGTGGCGGGTTTCTTGTGAAAGCCCTTCAATCAGCCGGACTAGGTGCGCTCATAAGTGGCGGAAGTTCAGCAGCACGAGGCGACGATGCAGAAGATATTGCAAAGTCCGCAGTTGGCGGCGCTGCAATCGGTGGTGCCACTTCCGCTGCGTTCTCTGGTGGTGAAGCCGTCCTCAAGAGCTTCAGGGGGCTACCTGAACGCCTCATTCGGAGTGCTACTGGCCAGCCAAAAAACGAACTCATCAAAGGCAAGGACATTTCTAAATACGTTCTCGAAAACAAACGCGTTGGCACCGCAGACCAGCTTATCGAAAGCGCTCAGCAAGCCATCGACGAAGCAGACGGTTTCATTAATCAAAGCCTTCAATCTGCACCAGACCAAGCAGTTCCTCTTAAGGACATTCTTGCTGACATAAGCGAAAGCATAAATGCTGGCGGAGGGGATATGGACGAGATGAGTGTCCGCTCCGTGCTTGAAAGCCTTGCTCCCCAGGTCAAGAAAACGCTCGGCAAAGAATCCCTCTCACTAACCGAAGCAAACCAGCTTCGCTCTCAGCTAGACAAAATTCTAGGCAATCGCGCCTTCATCAACGCTCAGCTTCCTTTCAACAAAGGAATCCTCATGGACGTATCGAACTCCATACGCGAACAGGTCAAAGGACGTGCGCCTGAAGGTGTGCGTCAAGCCTTTGAAACCTACTCAAAGGAAATCAAGCTGCGCGACCTTTTAATATCGAAGACGGCAGGCGGTAGTAGAAATCAAATCATCGGCCTTGGCGACTTGCTCTCTGGCGGGTTCGGTGGAGCTGTTGGAGGTGTGCCAGGTGCAATCGCAGGCGCAACCGCAAAGCGTGTTGCAGAATCTACGATATTCAAAACAGGTTCAGCACAGCTTGTTTCATCGTTAGACGAAACACTGACCCCAGTTCTTTCTCAGCTTGAACCAGCCGCTCAAACAGCGGTCATCAACGCACTTGTTCAAGCCTTTAGCGCTCTGGAAACAGAACGCCAATAATTAGGCCTATGACACCAGCAAGCATCAACTCCATGCTACTTAACGCAATCAAGCGCAGCGCCGCTCTCTCCGAAGTACATGACGTAGCACGTCGCTCCGTTAGCAGGGTCAGTCGCCTTATAAATCGAGCTGTTCAATTTGAGCGGCTCAGCAAAGAGCGTCATCTTAGCGAGCGGGTTAGCCGCCAAAGCAACGCCACCGAACGCGAATGCAAGCACCAGAGCACCAGCGAATATGTATTTGTTCATACGCTTAGAGACTACCATACGGGCCTAATATCGCAACTTCGGTATGCCTAATGCAGACAAACTTAGAGAGGCTCTCGTCGCCAAAGCGTTCAGTGATTACGCCACCAAAAAGGATGTGGGGGCGTTATTCACAGCTGTCCTAAAAGGCGTTGCAAAAGCCACAAAAGACCTCGAAGCGAAGATTGATGCAAGGCTTGCACAAATACGAAACGGCAAGGATGGACGAGACGGAAAAGACGGCAAGGATGGAAGGAGTATCAAGGGGGATAAGGGAGAACGTGGCGAACGCGGGCCAGTTGGTTTTGGACTCGATGGGCGCGATGGCAAAGACGGCAAGGACGGCTCTCCTGACACCGGCAACCAAATCATTGAAAAGATAAATCGCGCAACCGACCTCATCGCTAGTGAGGCTGTTGAGGGACTGGAAGACTTCAAGAAAAAGATGGTTGAAGTGCGCGTTGAACGACGCGGAATCTTCGGACGCTCGCTTCTCCAGCTCTATGTGGACGGCTCAAAGAAGGGCGCGATTCAATATCTCAACCTCGTCGCTGGAAATAACGTCAGTCTCACCTACAGCACTGCGAACGGGCGCAACGACATCGTTATCAGCGCGACTGGTGGCAGCGGTTCTCTTTCAATTCTCACAGCCACAGGAACAGTAGACGATTCAAACCTCGTCTTCACCTTCGCTTCCGAACCAACGCTCGTGGTCGTGAACGGTACGTCGTATCGAGACGGGCATGGTGTCGCTATCTCCGGCACAAGTGCCACGCTCGACTTCCCTGTTGGCGTTGGAGGAGACATTTACGGCCTCGGCACTTGATATAATCACTATATGAAACTTCTACTTGCTCTCGTTGCCGCACTCTCTTTCTTCGCTATTGCCGGTGGAGCTGTTGCTGCAACACCTCCGCTGACTGTCGGGCAGGGCGGCACTGGCTGGAACGCAGTACAGGCCGGTGGAATACTCTACGGCAATTCAGCACTCCGTCTTGCTACCACCACTCAAGGCACAGGAGGTTTCGTTCTCTCCTGGTTGAACGGCATCCCTTCGTGGACCGCCACCACCACCTACTCAAACGGCCTCACGTGGGCTGCGGGTGCAGTACAGAACACTCTCACCGCAGGGGATGGTTTAACTCGCACGCTCGCTGACATCGATTGCGACACCGCGAACACCAGCACATTCGGCTGTTTGACTGATACTGACTGGGACACGTTCAATAACAAGCAGGGAGCTATCTCACTTACAACGCTCGGTTCTTCCGGTGCAGCGACTTTTGACGGCACAACACTTAACATCCCGGAGTACGCAGGCGGAGCAGGTGATAGCCCATACGAAATTGCCACGACTTCTACCATCGCCGTTCCTCAGCTCGCATACTTCACTCAGGCTTCAGGACGCACTACCCTTGGAGGCATCGCTACCACTACCCTTTCAGGCAACAGCCAGGTAGCAGTTTCTAACACTCCTGTTTTGCTTGGAGCCTCGCCAGCCGTTCTCTCTATCGTGGCGGATTCAATCGGAGACACCCAACTCGCGTTCAACACCGGCCAGGCTCTCACCACTGTTTCTAATCCGACCTTCGCCGCCCTCACTGTGGACACGCTCGACACCGGGCAGGGAGCAAACGAACTCTATGACATGGACCAGAACGTCCTACAGGCTTCGACGCCGACGTTCGGAGGTCTTACGCTCACCCCGCTAACCTCAGCGCTTCTCGTCACCAACGGCTCTGGTGTTCTCGCAGAATACGCGGGTTCTTCCTGCACCAACCAATTCGTGCGCTCACTCTCAGCTCTTGGCGTAGCAACCTGTGCAACCGTAGCGAACACCGACCTTGCAAATAGCACCGTCTCATACGGAGGCGTGACGCTTTCTCTCGGAGGCTCGGACGCCACGCCAGCTTTTGCTCTCGCAGACGCTACCGGGCTTCCAATCTCTACAGGCGTGTCAGGTCTTGGAACGGGAGTAGCAACTGCTCTTGGCGTGAACACTGGAAGTGCTGGAGCGGTTGTATTGTTCAACGGCGCACTCGGCACGCCTTCTTCTGGAACACTTACTAATGCCACTGGTCTTCCAATAGACGCGGGAACGATAGGAACACTTCCTATCGCGCGCGGGGGCACAGCAACTACTACTGCGTATGACACTGGGCTTTTCTACTACGACTCGACGCTTGGCAGTTTCTCTCAGGCCTCAAGAGCGAACAGCAACCATAACCTTGTATGGGACAGAGTAACGCCAGGACTTGGAATAGGGACCACTTCCCCGTGGGGGCTGCTTTCAGTAAACGGAAACGGTGTCGTTGGCCCACAGTTTGTCGTCGGCTCCTCTACAGTAACGAACTTTATCGTGGGAATGAACGGACGCGTGGGCGTTGCCACTACCTCTCCTTCATCAAACTTTGCTTTCGGAGTCACTGGCAACGGCTATTTCTCAACGGGCATCACGCTCGGTACTGCTCTTACTGTTGCGAACGGCGGCACAGGCCTCTCAACGTGCACTAATAACCGCCTCATCACAGGCAATGGCACCTCTGCGTTTGTATGTGAGGCCAACGCGACTTTTGACGGCACCACGCTCACCATCTCAGGTATGACAGGAACAGGCGTGCATGACTTAGGCGGTGCGACGTCTTTCGAGCTTCCAAATGGGACTGCACCAACCGTAGACACAGACGGCGAATGCGCCATTGACACGACTTCAGGCCAGCTCAAATGCGACCTTGGAACGAACGTGCGTGTGATTGGCAACGGTAGTTTCTACCCATCCTTCACCTACGCCACCTCAACTGCATGGGCTGGCACCACCACTATCCCTCTCGGCCCGGCTTACGTCGCTGAGACGTGGAACGGCGTGAAGTGCTTCACCGACACAGGCACGCTTCAGGTGTCCTTCAACGACGCCACGAACCGCATGAACTGGATGAACGCTTCAACGACGGTGGGAACGGTAGTGCTCTCAACAAACAACACCTTCACCGCAAGCGAGAAGCGTTATGTGGACGTTGGCACTCCGGCTTCGAGTCCAACGAAAATAAGCTGCACCGTGGATAAGTCCATAACTGCGGATTGAGTATGGTACGCTTAAACACATGGAAAACATCAAAAGGTTCTTCGCACTATTCAAGGAGCGGTTCTTATCCGACCCGCCAAGCCCTTATAGAGCGCACAATAACGGCGTCCCCACGAAGTACGAAGATACTGGCCACGCTTAGTGTCCTAGGGCTTCTTTTCGTACCGTTTAACGTACAGGCTGCAATAAGCGCGCCGACGTATTCTGCTTTCGACAACGCTATTTCCCGCACTTCCGTTGCTACATCGGGCAACGGCGCGGGTGTAGTTTTCGTTGCAGGCGATGACGCGTCTGACTCAATCACCGCCGTTACCTGGAACGGCGTCTCGATGACGAAGGTAAATACTGCCTCTGTAGAGGTGCCTGGAGACCGCTACATCAGCGTGTGGTGCGTCAGTAACCCCGCATCTGCGACCACCATCGCCTTCAACGACAACACCGACAACTACTGGCGCAACTTCAACGCCTTTTATCCAGGCGCTACCTGTCCTGAAGACTCAGAGAATGGCGGCACTAGCTCCGGCTCAACGGTCATATCTGTTGCAACGACAGTAGTGGACGCTGGTAGCTGGCTCATCATGTTCCAAAAGGACGGGACAGGAGGCACGACATACTCAGCTTCCGGCAGCTTGACTACAATGCGCGCGAACACGGACGACGGCGGGCTTGCTATTGCAGACAGCAACGGCGCTGTTGGCTCAGGAAGCAAGACAGGCACGCTCACCACGGGCGGTTCTATCAACCACGGCGCAATCGTCTTCTCGCTCGCACCTATCGCCTCAGCAGTACAAGACGCCTCCTACACCATCATCTTCGACTAACATGAACCCAGAGCAGTTCGAAATCTTCCTAGAGAGAAATGAGAAGAGCACCGCTGAAGCGATAGAGCGCACGGTCAACGGAAAAATCCGCACCCTCACCACACTCGTTGAAAAGCATAACGAGAAGCACGAAGCGGACATGGCCGACATCAAGCCAATCGTCGTTGCCTTCCAAGAGCGCCGAGCTGCGGGAAACATCATCAAGCGATGGCTCACCAACACCGGCTGGCTTGGCGGAATCATCCTCACCATCGCTGCGGTTTGGGCGCTTTTCTTCAAGTGATATGCCTGGCTACATTCAGGACAAAGTAGGGGAAGAGGACTGGGTAGCGGGACACGGCAAAGCAACACAGCGCTTCGGTGGAGACATAAACCCGCTAGGAGACTGGACGGAATACAACCCAAACCGCGAACACCAGCAGAAGAACGGTTTAGAGACGATGAACTGTTCTAACTTCGCCACGCATAACGCACTCATCGCGCTTGCCAACTATCTCAATCTTCCCTTTCCCAAAGACGCAAGCGAACGCTACTCCGGCGTGATGACCGGCACGACCCGCGACGGCAACTCACCCCATAATGTGATTGAGAAAATCCGCTCACTTGCGGGCGTCCTACCCGAAGACAAACTTCCGTGGACTGAACAGAGAAGCTGGGACGAATACTACGCGCCGAATCCAATGGACGAGGCTCTCGTCAAAGAAGCGCAGAGCGTACTGAAAAACGTCGTCATTGGGCACGAATGGATTTTTAACGGTCCGAAAGCCGACAAGCACGACATCCTGAAGAAGTATCTCAAGCGCGGGACTGTGTGTGTCTCAGTCGATGCGTGGAATAAGAAAGGAAAGTACTACGTCAAACCGGAAGGAGGGCCGGATAATCACTGGGTATGGCTCGTCAGATACGATGGAGACGTGCCAATCATCCGCGACCAATATCCCCAGTTTGAGAAGCGCCTTGCACCCGATTATGACTTTGTATGCGCTAAAGTGTATTTCATGAAGAAGAACGAAAACGGCATCGCGCCAAACATCCTCAGCTACTTCGTTTGGCAGCTCACTAACGCACTCAAGAAACTATGGCTTGGCTTCTCGCGCTAATCCGTAGCCTGTTCGCACCACCACCTCTAATGCCCCTGAAACGCCTAAAACACCCCCGCCACAGCCCGTTCCGCCCCCAAGCGAGTATGGGAGCGCACAAGCAGAATTCCTCTACCAGAGGGCAAAATCCTTCCTTGGCGTAGACCTCACTCCAAAGGACGAAGTGCCCGACTTCGTTTCCTGCGTGGCCCAGTTCCAAGAACTATTCCGACGAACATTCGGACGGCACGTCGGCACAGGGGGTGCGTTGTACAACACGCGCCTTCTACGAGATGCACTGAAGGCCGATAAAGAGTTCGTCGCTGTTAGCTGGGAGGACATCAAGCCCGGAGATGTATGTGTATTCGCTACCGACGAAAGCCCTGTCGTCAAGCACGGCCACGTTTTCGTTGCAGGAAAGCGGGATTGGATGAGCAACAACAGCTACACCGGAAAATGGGAGGCGCACAAAACCAAACAGCAAGTCGAAGACTATTACATAAAGTACGCTCGCTTCACGCCTTATGGGTATCGAATACGCTGAAATCTTCTGCGGGCATGATAACGACGACAAGGTGTGCAACGCCGGTCCTTTAGGGATGAGGGGACAAGGCCCAGCCTATGCCTATGGGGACCACTGGAAGTGCCAGAAGCACCGCGACGCCTATGAACGCGCCCAATCACTATCCACACGCTTGCGTGAGGACAGGATGAAGGGGTGATATAATCGGGGGTATGAGCACCACTGTATTGTCAGTCGTAGTTCTCCTGCTCTCACAGCTTCTCCCTATAATCGGGGTGAACTTCGGAACAGAAGAACTCGAAGGAGGCGTCCAGTTCGTTGTCGCTATCGCAACTGGCCTCTACATATATTTCCGCCGAATCTCTAAGGGCGATGTTAATCCCCTTGGCGTCCGCAAATAGGTCTGTTTTTGGCAATCGCCGTCGTCTTAGCCGCGTGCTTTCCCTCGGCAGACACCGAACCTCCCTTACCTCCGCCACCTGTCGCGGACTACGCGATTGCGACCTACGAGGCAGAGGAACCCCTTGCGATAAAGACGTGGACGCGTGAGGAGGTAGAGGCTGAAGCGTTTCGCGTGGCTACCGAACACGAGCTGGACGCTGAACTATTTGTCGCCGTCGTAAAGTGCGAGAGTTCGTTTGTTAAAGATGCAGTCGGAGACGGCGGGCATTCAATCGGAGTCGTGCAGATACACGAGCCATCACATCCCCAAATTTCACGTGAACAGGCCGAAAATCCTGAGTTCGCTCTAACGTGGATGGCCGAACAATGGTCGGCTGGTAGAGCTGGTATGTGGAGTTGCCTTCGTATCGTCCAATAAACTGATTGTCGTCACCGTCTTCGTAGATGTGTTTCATACGTTCAAAAGGTACACCACGGCGAGTGAGCCTATGATGAAGGTCAGAATGCCAGCTATCTTTGGTAGTGAGTCCATACGACGTGTCCGGCAAACAGCACGAGACGCAATCCAATAGTCATAAGCGTAGCGTCTAGGAGTTTTCTTGTTGTGAGCCACAAGAACGCAATCGTTATCAGCAAGGCCCACACTTGCCATTGAGCACTCCGTCTAATTGAGTTGTACCAGCTCATGCGCGTCGAGGGCGGCCAACTCTCTTGGCAAGGGGGTGTTTCTCCTCTCGTTTCCAATGCGTCGTGGTGATGCGTTTGATAACCTCGCCTCGCCACACATGACGGCACGGCACTCCACCCTGTGCGCTCATATTGAGGCAGCGATATTTTTGACGGCCTGACAATCCACTTACACCCCAGTCTGGTTGAGTGGGCTTGAATCTGGCGCTCCCGCACGCGGGGCAACACGCAGGCCTATCACCGTCCAAATTCCAGTTCGGTGGAGCCTTCACCCACGGCTTCAGTAGATTCCACACCTGTTCGAGCAACGCCACGTCTTGCTTCGCATACGCGCCCATCTTTGTTTTTCGCGCCGCTATGTGGTCGAACCACATCTTCTTGCCTTCGTGGGAAAGTTTCCTTCCGAGGTCTAAGTATCGGGCTATTTCATCGAGCTTTGCAGACGGCCCCCGAAAGTATCTATTCCACTCGTTCTTCGTGTCATAGGATTTCGGATTGTCAGGAGGGCCGAGACGATGACGCATGAACTCTAGGTTCGACACTTTATCGTCGAAGGATTTTCCATTGTGAGCGATGGAAAAATCCGCCTCGCCCTTCAACTCAAATAGCTTCTTTACGACGCCTAGATTATTGAAATAAACACGCCCGCGCGGAAGGTCCAGAAACTGAGACTTTGCATCAGGGAAGTCGAACATATCCACCCAGTGAACGGTGCTTTCGTGCGCCCACTTATACGCAAACCCGAGAATGAATCCGTCTTGTTCAACCTCGATGATGTTCTTCTCGTAGAGGTGTCTGTCCGGCCAAAACCAACCAAGCGCCGGGGCAGTTTCGAGGTCGTACAAAAGGACTTTCATGGCTTAGGTGTCGCGGATGAAACCGTTATCGAGGAGCGTCTGTCCTATCTGCTCTGCCAAGCTATCAAGGAGCGCGTGGTCGATGTCATGATTCATCACGTGCATCGCTTCGTGTAAGAACGTGCAAAACTTCTGCGTCTCGGAAAGCCCGGAATTTATTGTTATGGTCTGGCTCTCGTAGTGAGTGTTCGCCAGCTCTTCGTCAGCGCCTTCCCAATAGGGAATAAACTTCAAAACGTAGTCATGCGCCCCGATTTTAACTGACGGGGGAAAATTCATGAGAGGGAGCGTTCGTGCTCATCTAAGAATGCGCGAGAGCCTCACACATTCTCAGGTAAGCACGAGTGCTTATTTATCCTGGTAGATTTGAGAAGGTCAGTTATCTCTTGGCTTCCTCTAAGTGTGTGGGAGGCGGGAGGGGGTCGGAAAAACAGATGGTAGGAAGCCAGGAAACCTACAGCTTCATCATACTCTCATGTGATTAGAACACACGAGCCAGGGTGTGGATAACCTACTTCTTCCTGAAGATAACCACCGTGTTCTTTCCGACGGGAATGTAGTCGTCGAACTCCCAGCCTTCTTCTATCTTCTTTTGTACGAGCTTGTCGGAGGAGCCGGTGGACTCTTTCAGCAGTAGGGTGAGATATTGCATAGGAGAATTATATCACCTGTTTTCCTTTGAGCTGATTGGTGATGTAGCCGCCCTTTGAATACGTGCTCGGCAAGTCCTTCGCGCGCTTCAGTATTGCCATCACGTCGCCGTAGCTTTTGTCTCCCACCTTCTTGAGCCAATAGCCGTACGACATCTGCTTCTTGTCAGCTTTCAGGAACGCAATGATTTCGTTCACCGCCGCCGCCTTCTCATGCGGAGGGAAGGAGCGTTCGGGTTGATACTCTTTGAGCAAGTCCCCGATGTTCATACGAGGCGAGGAACACGCACTATCCGCCCATCCCGTTCAACCGCATCCCACACAGTCTTCTTAGGCTTATCCTGCACCGAGTAGCGATAACTCCCCGTCTTCTTTCCATCAATGCGAACGTAGTCAGCGTCGAATTTCCACCCAAGCTGTTCTAGCTCTCTCATGCGCTCGCTCAGTCTTAGAATAAAGTTTTGCGCGGCCCATACGTTTGTGATTTCCCCGTCTCGATTAAGCTTCTCAATGATGCGGGTTCTTTGAGTAGGCTTCCCCATAGCTAGTATCCATTCGAACCGCGCTCTTCGAAGGGAACATCTCCCGGCTCGAAGTCAGGCACTTTGTTTCCGTCGCTCGTAGTGTCTCCGATAACCTTCGCGTTTCGGAGTTCACGCGCGAGTTCCTGAATGAAGCCTATCGCTCGTAGGACGTTTGCATTCGTAGCGTTCTGGTTTGTCATCAAACGCTCGAACAACTCGTTCGACATTCCTGGGCCGTTAGAACCTTTAGGGAGGGAGAAGTTTAGGTACTCGCCCTTCTTCTCAACCTCTACCTCAACCGTGTCTCCGACTTTCCAGTTTGCATTTCCAACACCACCGAACCCGGAGAGATACTGGTCGCCGTATTCCTCTGTCTTGATACGAACTGAAGTGTACGGCTTACCCTTGGCTGATACGAGCGGCGTTCCATCCTTCTTCTTGTCATAGCGCCCGACGAACGTGAGTTTTAGAGTTTCCATGTTTAGTTGTTTGATAGCTTGTATATATGCACCACTTCTTCTGCGGCCTTCCTCCACTCGTTAGCGTCCCACCGAAATTCAGGTTGGAACGGCTTTGAGCGAAAAGGGAAGATGACGTACCCGTCTGCTGGCTCCCAATCGAATTGCTTTTCACCCTCCGCGTTCATCCCTCCACTCTCACTCAGGAGGAGGTCGTACACGGCGGTTTGAAGGAAGTGATTGAAGTACGCTTTGGGACTGCTCTTGTGGTCGCCCACAACTCTTCGCCCGTCCTTCAAGAGCATACCAATGTCAGCGATACCTCCGACGTGAAGTCGCGCACTCGCACAATTTGCTTCGGTGAACAGGAAGCGTTCGACGTTCTCTAGCGACCAATCAATGAACTGACGTATCGACGTGTCGTCATCCCCGGCATCTATCGGCTGGCCGTTTCTGCTCGTAAGGCACGTCTGCACATATTCTTCGAGTGCCGTGTGCCTCTCCGTACCCTTCTCTGCTGACGCGTCCCGCTTACGGATGTGGGCTTTGCGGGCTTCCTCACAAATCCTGTCGAAGCCCTCGCGGCCTTCCTCGACAATCGCAGTATGCTCGCCTTTGATGTAGTCCACCGCGCAATTCGCGGCCCAGGTTATCAGCCCCTCACTCCCGCCGACAATCTTGCAGATAGTGGACGTACCGAGGAGGGGCTTTCCTTCAAGGGTGTGTAAGTGCTGACGGCCTTCGTCGATGTAGCGATAGCCTGTCATACCTCCTTGGAATTAAGCAGCTCCGGGTTCTCGTAGATGTTGCCGATGACTGCACTCGCAAATGCAATTGAGGCCGGGCTTTCGCCTATCACTCGGTTTTTATCCACGGCACGCCAACCGAAGTCCGACCAAACTATTTTCATTCGATGTTCGCCCGCCCAGTCGATGACATCGCCTTCGTAAATCTCGCGGCCATTTCTGTCTTTCAGGCCGGTGAACTGCATGAGCGCGTAGTCGGAAAACGTGCCCGCAATCATTCGCAGGACTTCCTCGCTTTCCAACTTCATTTCCTTGCAGAGCCAGTCGAGCCGCTTTCCGAGAATTTCGTCGAACATGCGCTTCTGGTCTTTGTCCCACGCCCTGAACTTGATGACGCGGCTCATACGCAGCCAGCGATTATCTCCTCATCCCGCACATACCCCGGCGCACCTTCGCAATAGAGCTGAAGGCACTCCGCGTTTGTCCTGCAATTCTTGAGTTCTATGGTCTTAGCCTCGGCAGGGTACGCATGGAGCGCGGCCCACAATCCGAGACCGAACAGCACGGCTAGGAACAGCACGCGCCACACCAGGTCATCTTTCTTTTTCGGCAGGTCTTTGCTCGGATAAGCGAAATTCTCAATCTCGTTTATTTTCATACCTCGAATGGTAGTTTCTGCATGTCCGCCGCGAGCGTCTGTATCTCTTCTGCGAGGCGGTTAATCTCGTCGAGCTTCTCGAAGATAGTTTTCATACTAGATTTCTTCGCCGCTAGTGCCTTCCTCTCTCCCGTCTTCAATCGCTTTTGCTTCCTTCAGCACGCACTCACACGGCTCGGCTAATCCGTGGAACGCAAACTTCTCTCCCGTTCCTCCGCACAATTCACACTGGTTCATAGCTACGTTGTTTTATTGGTACTCACTTAGAATACTACGCCATACGGAGCGTGCAAGTTGGGGGTGTGGACAACGACAAAACGCGCCCCAGGAGCTAGGGCGCGGTAGTGAAACTTCTCAGGCGTCGATGGTTGGTGCGTTCTCACGACGCTCCGCACGCTTGACGAATTTCGTGACGTAGATTGGGACTGTGCCCCATTTCTTCCACCACGCATGGTCAGCTTGTGCGCCGCCAGTACCGAACATGAGGCCGAACATTTTGAACGATTGCTCGAACAGTTCATCGGTACTCACTCCCAGTTTGGCAGCGGCTTCTTCGATATTCAAAGTAGCCTCCATTGTGGAGCAGGCACGATTGCAACGTGCAGCCTTCCCCGCTGGGGATGTTCTCTTGAACTTCTGCTCCTCTCTTATTTTACGTTATCCACACCGCGCACGAGTTGGGGACAGCGCGCGTGTTGTATGATTGCGTGAGTAGAAGTTCGCACGCTGACGAGAGCGTCGAGTTCAAAAGCTCAACAATCTCTCGTCAGGTTGTTGAGCTTTTGCATTCGTGGTCCGGGGATAAAACCGCAGGACGTTAAATTGAGCGGTTAAAGCGCAGCCTACGTCATGGCGAAACACAGACGGCACTCGACGGAAATCTGCACTTCTCCTTTTCCTCCAAAACTCATGGGGGGAAAGGGGGGTGCATCTAACACCCTCTGGAAATCAAGTTTCAATACAGCCCGGACTTCTCTGAGCACTGGGGATAAGACAGAACCATAAAAATACGCGCGGTATACTTTTTGTATGAATAAAGACGAACTGTTTGAGAAGTATCGACCGATAATCGTAGAGCCAACCTTGCTTGAGTACGCGGCACTCGTAGTGGGCGCACTTCTGCTCGTAGCACTTTTTCAATGAACCCACACGCCATGGCCTCCGAACTCGAACGACTCTCCGCCGAGTTCTCCACGATGTCCGAGGAAGCCGGAATTATTGAAATGAAGCGCGCGGTGGAGTGGTCCGAACTTCGCGCAACTGCAAAGACAAACACCGAGGCCGACCACGCCTACGACAGCACCCCAAACGGCCAGCGCAGAATCCAGCTAAAGTTTCTTATGGCCGCGAGCGAGAAACGCATGAGTGCTTTGAAGGCTAGCTTGCGCAATGCGGAGATTGAGTATCGCCACTCGAACTAGATGAAAGACAAAATCGCCGCGCTGAAGTTTGAACGGGGCTATGCGGAAGGCCAGGAACTCCCCTCGCTCGACGAAGAAGCTATTGCAACTGTCTACGAGTCCGAAGCTGAAGCATTCTTTGCTGGGTATGACCGCGCGATTGACGACGTGCTCGCCCTTCTATGAGGCCCATTCCACCGAAACTTAGGGAGGAGATTGCCGCCGACCCTTTCATGTCCCGCTGCGCTATAACGGGAAGCACTACCGAGAAGATTGATTGGCATCACAACCTCATCTTTGCAGGGCGTCAGGTGAATGAGGCTTTTGCCATTCTTCCGCTTTCCCGTTCAGTGCATGACCGCGCGAACGACCCTGACATCAAAGAGAAGCTGGACTGGATAATGCTCAATCGAGCAACGAATGAACAGCTCGCCCGATATTCCCGCGTCGTGAATTACAAAGCCCGGAGGGATAAGCTCAACGAAAAGTATGGAGCGTATAACGCTTAAAACGCTCCCGCTCGGCACGAACAACCTTTACGGCCATGCCGGACACCGACGATTTCTCATGCCAAAGGCTAGAGTGAACAAAGAAGCGATGTCATGGGAAGCTCGCGCACAGTTCAAGGGCGCACCGCTCACCGGCCCACTGAAAGTTTCAGTCGCGCTCTATTGGCCCACCCGCGCCAACCACGACGTAGATAACATTAAGGCTCTCTTGGATTCTATGACCGGGATACTTTGGGAGGACGACGGGCAGATAACCGACCTCCACATCACCAAGGCATACGACAAGGCTAATCCGCGCGTGGAATTAGAGCTATCCACACTCCCCCCTTGGAAGGCGCGGACATCTGCTAGAGTGGAGAGGTAGGCGGCTTAGAGACCTCCTCCACCACGCGTAAGGCCCCTCACGGGGCTTTGTGCGTTAAGTAGGCTTCCCACTTCATAAGAAGCTCCCGCCGCTTCTCAAGCCTGTCGCTCCGCTGATACGCACCAACTACCCCCGTATCGACAACGTGCCCGAGGACGCTCTCCTTGACCTCGTGGGGCATGTCCGTTTGCTCCTCGGCCCAGGTTCTAAAGGTTGCACGGAACCCGTGAGGCCGTGCTGTTAGTCCCCGGTCCTTCATGAGTTTCAGCATCGCAGCGTCAGAGATTGCACCGAACAGATACTCGTCTCTCACAAGTTTGCGCGCTTCAGCCACAAGAGGAATACGACGCGAAACTCCCGTCTTCGTCCTCTCAGCAGGGATGGTCCAAATGTCGTCTTCAATTTCGCGGGAGTGAGCTAACCGAACCTCACTCGTCCGGCCCAAAGTCAGGATAAGAAACTTGAGCGCGAGAGCAGACTTGGTTTCACCCAAGGACTGAAAGAACGCAGGAGCGTCTACGTAGGGCAGGGAAGGGATGTGCTCGACTGTCCTACGTTGTTTCCCAAGAAGCGCGCGGGTTTTCATTGTGGCTTGCAAGTCCACCGGCAACCCAAGAGCAGCAGCATGTCGGAGAGTTTGACCTATCCGATTGAGAGCCTTCTTCGCGGCCTCAGGTTTCGTCTCCCAAATCGGCGCGAGCAATTCCTTCAACACATGCTGGTCAATTTTATCTACGGGGTACGCCCCAAACTTCGGGATGACATGCACCTCTAAGGGACTCATCCACCGCCCGGCTTTTCCCTCATCCTTCAGCTCAGCTTTCTTCGCGTTATACGCCCCTACAATCGCTTCTTTTAGGGTAAGTGGTACTCCCGCTCGTTTTACCCGCAAACGCTCGAATATGGGGTCCACACCGCCTCTGGTGGCCTTCCTAGCGTCCTCTGCCCGTTGCCTGGCCTCGGATATAGAAACATCCGGCCAACGCCCGAGGCCCATCTCACGCTGTTTGCTGTAAACCACTAGCCGGAGTACCCACTTCCCGTGGGCCTTCGTGCGTTTGATTAGATAAAGCCCTTGGCCGTCCGAGTACTTGCCTTCCGGCAAACTCCTGGCCTTCATCCTCGAAAGTTCGTTGTAGTTCACGCAGTCCCACTTTCCGCACCACTTCTCGTGCGCGAAATAGTGATTCCCTATGTGTCGCTATGCAAGGCTTGTTGGCATTAAATCACTGAAAACGTTCAGCATGTTCAGCTATGAGAACGTAAAACATGCTTCTCGAGCGCACCAGCCTAAGTCCTTGAAATCATTGACTTATTTGGCTATTTTGTACAACGACTGATGCGCCAGTCCCACTTTTAGTCCCCATTTTTGGCGGCGCTGCAAAAAAGCCGCGTGAGCGCGGCCTTTTCACCAAATCAATTATCCTCGTCCGGTAACGGACACTAGAATCATACCACGAGGTTTGGGTTTTCGTGGATATTGCCGATGACTTCACCGTGGCGAACGAAGTGATGGATGTTCATCTCGTTGCCGTGCTTCGCGTTTGTCGCCGCAAACCCGACCGCATCTGAATAGCCTTTGTCGGCCCAGATAATCTGAACGACGCTATTCTTACTTCGCATGATGTCGCCCTCGTAGATTTCCCGGCCGTTCTTGTCCGTCAGTCCCGTGAACTGCATCAGCGCGAGCGCATCAAAGTCTTGCTCGTGGAGGCCGACGTAGGCTTTGGCGCGGTCAAAGTCGATTTCGCGCACCGGCCACATCGTTCCTCCGCCTTTGACTTCGGCGTCTTTCTCCCAAGCCCGAAACTTTATTGCTCTCATAAGTTGTCTGTTAGTTTGGTACCTCCCCATTGAATCACGGAAACGGAAACGCGCCAGGGGAGGGTGTGGACAGCTTCGTAAACGCGCTCTTTACCTTTGAGTCCGAGTTTGTGGGGATGACCGACGACGAACTTTCCGAAAAGAAGCGCTCCTTGGCTATGCTCAAATCCGGGGCGATGACCACGAAGTCTTGGGGAGGGCCGGGGCCTTGGGTGAATACCACCGCCGAGGATACTGCCCGCCTAGAGCGTGAAATTGAGATTGAGGAGAAGCGCAGACACCTCGAACTCTTCGAGTCCGGGAAGATTGGTTTCCACTCGAACCCTTCGCCGGGAGTCCAGGTGGATACGACACCGGAGATAATCGCTTCGGTCAAAGCCCAAATCGCGGAACTAGAGTCGCTCAATGAAGTGGGGTGACACCGTTATTCGTTCTGCACTTGGTTTGGCGCTCGTTGCCGTCATCTATGTGAGGGTGGATTGGAGTGTGGCGTTGTTCGCGCTCTTAGCGCTGATACGTTTCGAGCTTGAAGACTATCTCCGCGCCACACGAAAATAGCTTTTCCAGTCCCACTTTCAGTCCCACTTTGTGCGTGCGCTAGGGCGAGAAACTATGCGTCAGCATGAGCAAGTATCACGACACTAAGCGTTTGAGCGGACTCAATTTTGTACAACTATGTGTCTGTATGAGCAGGATAATTCCTGCTTCTCGAGCGCACCAATCGCGCGGATAATGTATTGAAATCGCGCGGTTTTCTAAAAGGTCAGGTGCCCAGTCCCACTTTTGGCCCACAACGCAAGAAGCCCCACGTCCAGACAGGATGGGGCTTCCGGCGTAAGCTGGAATTACGAACCTTTCGGCTCGCACTGGAACTATATCACACCGCCTTTCGTGCGTTGGGCCACAACCCTGCTTTACTTGGCCGACGATACCCCCGCTTGTGTGTTCGCTCTCGATGGCAATTTGAGCAAACTAAGTCGCACTTAGCTATCTCTTCCTCGATACGTTCCCAATTCAAATAGTACTGAATCGCGCTAATTTTGAGGATTTTGTTACCATTGGTGTGATGGTCGAACTCCATCACGTAGAACGGATAAAACCGTCCGCAATCGGTGCACGGCCTTTCTTCTTTCCACTTCCGAACCCGTGCCTTGATGACGACGGTCTTCTCTTTGTTTCGAGCAAGCCGCGCATCCTTGGTTCTCAAGTATCGTTCGTGGTCTTTCTTTCTTTGTGCCTCGGATGGCATGTCCCCCTATGATACCACAGGAACTGTAGAGTACCTCTACCCAGTACTAGTAAAGTACCTTACAATTCCCGCGCCGGTTAATCCGGGCATTGCGCGATGCTCCTTCGGAGAGCGCGTGATGTTGATTGATAAAAAGCGGTTGCGGGCGATGGTCTTGTACTCTCCCCAGCACATCCAACGGCTAGAAGACGCAGGTAAGTTTCCTCGGAGAGTTCGCCTGGGCCAAGGCAGAGTCGGATGGGTTGAGACAGAAGTTCTGGACTGGCTTAACGCTCGCATCAAAGAACGAGACACGGCTCCCTAAACGGGAGCGAGGGCAGGGGTCCAATCCTGCCCTTTCTCGTACCCCATACGCCACGCTTCCCTGTATCGCGGGTTCTTGTACTCTAACCCACTGATTCCGCACTGTTTCCGTCGGGCTACACGCCACGACCTTCGTAAAACTCCTAACGGCTTCGGCGGGTCATAGACACCGCCTCGATTTCGCTGGTCCTAAAGGACACACGCTCAATAGTTTCCCGAAGGTCGTGGCGCTACGCGACCAACGACGGAAACAGTGCGGGACTTGTATAATTAGACTCGGACTGTTCTTGTTTCGCGGACTGGTGAGAGCAGCCTGCACAGAGAAGCAGCTCTACTTTCCCCAGTCCCATGAACCAAATCATCGTTGGCGCAAACAAAGCCGACTTACATTTTCCCGAAACATTTCTCTTCATCGACGATGAAGATTTTTCTGGTGTCATTCCCGAGCGCAGGAAAGTCGTTCGACTCGATTTAAACGAGCACCACTTCAACCCGCTACAGAATACGGACTACCGTAAAACCCGCGCATTTGTTGATATTATCGACGCCACTTTTCCGCGTGGAAACGGCACGCTTACCAAAGATACTGGTCTAAGTTTCATCCGCCGCGCGCGCGGAAAGTATCTGCACAAACTAATACCCGTTCCGTCAAAGACGGCCACGCCCGGACACATCTGGGCCTACGACAAGATTGATGAAATCGTCTCGTCTCCTGTCCTTCACAGCTTCCTCTGTAAGCCCACAAACTTTGCTCTTGATGGGATTGTCCTAGCGAAGCTTGACCGGAAGATTCTCACGGACTTCGAGGCGTACCTCATCGGCAACTTCCTCATCTCAAACTATCAAGGACACGTAGTGATACCCGACTATGGGTTTTACACCGCGCCCTTCCACGCCTCGCTTATAAGACAGGGGAGGTTATCAGCCGGGGTGAACTCCATTGCAGAGTTTCCCTTCCCGCTGTCCTTGATGTCCGAGAAACTTGCCAGAACTTGTCTGGCTGAAGACGCCCGGAAACTCGCAGAGTACCGTGGGCTTATCCCTGGCGAAGTAGGGCACAGTGATTTTGTCCGAGAGAGCGTAGCTTGACTCCCTGCCTTTTGGCGCGGGACGGTTGGGGATGGATTGGTTCAAGAAGAAGCCTAAACCACCACCGCCCCCCGACCCGATAGCCCTTGAAGAAGAGGCACGTAAGCAACGCGTCCTAGCAGCACAGGCCAAAGCTGGCCCTGCCATGACCCCGCAAGAGCTGGTGGAAGCGGTGATGAAGGATATAGCGCCTAAATCCCACTCGCTTCTGTTTCGTGCAGCTCTCGAAAAGATTGCCCCGCAATACAAAGAAGCGCTTTCTAGTGAGCCGCATTGGTCGACGAGTTCCGAGCAATGGTTCAGGCGCGCGCCGTTCATTCGAGACGGTTTAATTTCTACATTTAAACCTCTCGCTGACGCGCTTCCCCAACACGCCGAACACTCGCCGCTGAACTACACGCTTCTCTCCACTCTCAACCAGGAGAGCTATCGACAGCAACTTTCCAGCATCCGCTTCCTCACAGGCTCCGGCCCGTTTGAACTTCATGGAGTAATGGAAGCTCCTTGGATAACTGTTGACCTCACTGACCCGAAGTCCGTCCTCTATCCGATACTCAACATCTCACTGCCGCTTCCGCTCGACGACAACCGCTTCAGCCACACACACATCATCGGCGGGACAGGGGCGGGGAAAACAACTCTCCTTGAGAACTTGATACTCCACGACCTCAAAGGTGAAGCTTCGCTTGTAGTGGTAGACAGCCAGGGAGATTTGATACGCAAGATTTCCCACCTCAAAACTGACCGCGAAATCATCCTCATCAGTCCCAAGGATGTCGCGTTTCCTGTTGCTCTAAACGTGTTTGACGTGAATCGGGAAAGGCTAGGCAAGTACGACCAGGCTACCAAAGAACAGGTGATTGCTGGGGTTATTCAAACCTTCGACTATCTGTTCACCGGACTTTTGGGAGCTGACCTCACCGCCAAGCAGAACGTGTTTTTCAAGTACGTCGCGCGTCTAATGCTTTCATTGCCGGAAACTCTGGGACGTAATGCAACCATCCTCGACATGCTTCGACTGATGGAGGATGTGGGGCCATACAAGCAAGCCATCCAATCCCTTCCTCCCATTCAGAGAGAGTTTTTTGACCGGGACTTCACCTCTAAAACCTTCGCCCAGACGAAGGAGCAAATCCGCTACCGACTACACGCCATTATCGAAAATCCAACCCTAGCTCGGTTGTTCACTTCACCGAACACGAAGCTCGACCTCTTCACCGAACTTAATCGCGGTAGTGTTATCCTCGTCGATACGGCCAAGGATTTCCTCAAAGGCTCGTCAGGACACTTCGGGCAAATCTTTATCAGCTTGGTACTTCAAGCAGTGCTCGAACGCGCAGCCCTGCCGGAAAGCCAAAGAAAACCGACCTTCCTCTTTGTGGATGAAGCAGCAGAATACTTTGACGCGAACATCGACGACTTCTTGAACGAAACCCGGAAGCAGAAGCTAGGCTGTGTCTTCGCCCACCAATACCTCGACCAGTGCTCGTCAGCTCTCCGGGCCTCGCTCGCGGCAAATACCAGCATCAAGTTCGTTGGTGGCGTTTCCAATCAAGACGCCCGTGCAATGGCCGCTGAACTCCGAACGACACCAGAGTTTATCCTGAACCAACCGAGGCTTCACTTCGCGGCGCACATCAGGAACCAAACACCTCATGCTGTCTCAGTACCCGTGCTAATCGGGACGCTGGAGAAAGAACCCCAACTCACTCCCGAAGAGTACGAAGCCTTCATCGCGCGAAATAGGGAACGGGTAGCTTACACCGAAACACCCAAACCAATGTCCACACCCCCCGACGAGGACGTGAGCGAGACGTGGTAAAGTGAAGACGACACACTCTGCGCCATACGGCTTGATGTGAAACGTAGCTCCCCATAGCGCACGCTTACCCGCTCACCAAAACTTCCTACTCACTTCTCTATGAAAACGGACGCGCTCAATCGACGCTCGCGCTTTGCCAAGCCGCAGCCGCTCGACCTCAAGCTCATCACCACTGAGAGAGACTTGGCTATCTATCGAGCGTTAGACCGGCACGGGAAGCTCTCCACGAACTACCTCTACGAACTCACGCGCGATTTCGGGCAGGACTACAGCTTCCTCCAAAAGAGACTCACACAGCTCTACAACGGCTACTGCACCCACCCCGACCACAAGAGCGAGAACAAGGACGGGCATGTATGTAAGCCCATCACCTTCCTCACCAGGGACGCCCCGCAGTTCAATAACTTCGAGGCGAGGTATCAGCCCCTAGTGTACGGACTGACCCCGCTTGCCCGGAAAATCCTAGAAGACAACGGAACGGCTACGCTGAAATTCCGGCGTTCAAACTCCTTCATCCACGACTTCTTCCTCTCATGTTTTACGGCGTCATTGGAACTCAAAGCCAAGCGGTTCATCTTCCGCGACGAGATACTCAAGAAAGCCGGGGCCGACAAAGCTGCGTTCAACGACCTCGTGCCTGACGACATTTTCGGGATTGAACTAGAGGAGGGTGGCTTCCGCTTCTTTGCCTTAGAGATAGACCGCGCAACCATGCGGGTGAACACCACCGACTACATCCCTTCGAGCATTGAGAAGAAAATCGCGGGATACGAAAACATCCTCGACGGCGGTTTCAAATCACTCGTCCCGAACCTCACTGTGTTGTTTGCGACCACAAGCGAAGCGCGCGTGCAGACCATGCTTGCGAGCGTCGAAGGCAAACGCTGGGCGCACAAATTCAGGTTCAAGCACTTCGATGACTTCGGAGAGAACTGGCGCGTGCCACGCGAAACGCTGAACGTCTTTGAAGGCTGGCAGAGCACAAAAGGCGAGCAGGATATAAGCAAGAGGGTATGAAACGACTACTTTGCTTCATCGGTTGGCACGAATGGACTTACTGGCTGTCTCGCGGCATCGAAACTGCGCAATGCACTCGATGTGGCACACCCTACTAAGCAAGAGGGCCACCGCATAACGGGGACCCTCAGGGCTTCGACTATTTGGCGTCGTCGGCCTTTTCGCCTTGCGGCTCGACTTCCTTCGGTGGGAGTAGAAGCAAGCTTCCATCCCACGACGGGTCAACAGGCAGCACGTTCAGGCGGAGAGAAATGCCTCCATCTTTCACGTGCCACGCCGCTCCGACGTTGTACCAGTAGTCGCCAGCTTTTGCCCGGACGTTGAACGCGGGCTGTTCGCCTTTAGCCATTTTATAGCTCCTTCAAGAACCCGCTGAATTGCGGGCGGCTGGGCGGTTGCAACCCAGCAGTCCGAAATCCAACATCCTCTCGGATGCTATCATAAATGCGGGCACGCTCTTTCCGTTATCCCCAGTGCCCTAGAAGGGAGCCAGAGATGGCGTTCCATGACTTCGAGCAAATCAAACGCGACGTGTCGCTCTCACAGGCAGCACAGATGCTCGGTTTGCAGCTTGCTAAGTCCGGCCCAAACCAAGTGCGAGGTGAATGTCCAGCGTGCAAAGGCTCCGGCCCGCGCGCATTGGTAATCACTGAAGGCAAAGGCTGGTTCTGCTTTTCCGCAAAATCGGGCGGAGACGTAATCGCATTAGCTGCACACATTCGCGCGTGTTCAGTAAAAGACGCGGCTGCGTTTCTATCGGGAACCACCGGCGAGAAATCCAACAGTTCGCCTACAGTTCCCCCAGCCCCTGGTACAAAACAGATGGAAGTTCTCAGCTATCTTGAGCACGACCACGCCGCAGTCCTAGCGATAGGCTTCGACGTGGAAGTAGCGAAGCGCCTCGGCATTGGCTACGCGGGCAAAGGACTCATGCGCGGAACGGTAGCAATACCAATCCGCGACGAGCACGGAAACTTGCAGGGCTATGTCGGCGTAGAAGATGCAAAGCTTCCGCCTGACTTCATGACTAACGTCATCCACCTCAAAAAGGCATGACGGGGAGCGCTCGAAAGGGCGCTCTTTCTTTGTAAAGTTGATAGCTGAACACTCCGCACCAAGCGTATTCGGGGGTGGGGATAGTGAAACATAGCGCACGGTTCGCGGGGTATGATGAGCACATAAGAACAGTGTCCACCCAGGACACGCTACTATGTCAATCACCTACGCAGACCAAAGACCCCCGGAGAAAATCGAGAAGCACTACACACCGCTCGCACTAGCTGCACGGCTGGTATCCCTGGTCCCCGTGGAGAAAGGCGACATCGTTCTCGACCCTTGTTCAGGGAAGAACAAAGCCTTTTATGACGCTTTTCCTTTCAAGCGATACGCCCGCGAACTCGAACTCGATGAGGGGGACGACTTCCTCGCCACACCTCACGCATACGACTGGTCGATAACGAATCCGCCGTACCATCTGCTCTGGAAGTTCATCGACAAGACGAGCCTGGAAGCGAGGAAGGGCTTTGCCTTTCTAGTGAACATCAACGGCATCAACACCCTCACACCCAAACGCCTCGAACTATTGCGAGAGCGAGGATTCCACATGCGTCGCCTCCACGTCCTCAACGTGAAGCAATGGATGGGGCGCTACTACTTTTATGTTTTCAGCAAACAGAAAGGAGGCATCCAACACTCATGGGATAAGCAGACTTGGCAATAGGAGGTTTAATTGGACACGCAACGCATCAGACAGCTACTCGACAAGCGGGATGAGATAGACCGTGAGTTAGCATCAGCTCTCACCGGAAACGGCGAGAAGAAAACAATCAAGTGCTCGGCTTGTGGTGAAGAGGGGCACACTGCGCGCACCTGCACCAAGAAGGCTCCCGCGCCACCCCCGCCACCAATCTTCGAGACACCGCCCACGGTATAATTACCTCGGAACTCCCTCTCGTCAGTCAGCTCGCAAGAATTCCTTTTGTGCGCTGATAACGAGAGGAGAGCGCGATATGAAAATCGCATCGCTCTATGAAACCGTCACCAACTCGATAATCGCAGAACTCGAAGGCGGCACGGCTCCCTGGGCGAAAGTCTGGGACAGCCAGGCCGGAGGAATACTTCCGGTGAACATCTCTACGCGCAGGCTCTACAACGGCATCAACATCCCAATCCTATGGGCCGCCGCGAGCAAGCGAGGGTATCCAACGCACGAATGGCTATCGTTTAAGCAGGCTCTAGCGATGGATGCCTGTGTGCGGAAAGGTGAGAAGGGGACCACCATCGTATTTGTGAAGAAGATACCGAACGCTGATGCGGAAGCCGAACTGAAATCAATAACGGTTCTCCGCACCTACAGCGTTTTCAACGTCTCACAAATCGACGGCCTCACTCCCACCCCACCAACAGAACGACCCGCCGTCCCGCGCGTTGACCACGTAGAGGCGTTTGTGAAAGCAACTAAGGCGGAAGTCCGCCACGGGAGCTACGAGCCTTGCTACATTCCGTCAGAGGACGCTGTGTGCCTTCCAGCAATAGAACACTTCAACGGAGCAGAGCACTACTACGCGACGCTCCTGCACGAGTGCGTTCACTGGACGGGCGCTGAAAAGCGTCTCAACCGGCAACTCCGCAACCGCTTCGGCACCAAAGACTACGCCGCCGAAGAACTTGTTGCTGAACTCGGCGCGGCATTCCTTTGCGCTCACTTAGGCGTCAAAGGAGAACTCCGCCATGCTGGGTATATCGGCTCGTGGTTGAAACTTCTCAAAGAGGATAGCCGCGCGATTTTTACTGCTGCGGCGAAAGCGAGCGAGGCGTCCAACTACCTCCGTTCGTTCTCGGAGATTATCGAATGAACTTCAGCCCGCACGCTTCGCGGGCTGTTTTCGTGGCGTACCTAAGCCATCATTCGCTATCCCCGGCGCTTCCTTGTGCGAACGCCATACGGTGATACGATTCAGAAGTACTCACACTAACTGAATGTATGAAGAAGCACCCACGTATCAGAGTAGCGCGAGCGAATCTTTTTGAGTTCACGCAGGAAGGCAAAATCACGAAGAAAGTGCCAGTGAAAGTGCGTCTTTGTACGGGCGAAAACCCGCAGATGTTCGAGATTACATTGCCAGAGAGGAGTGTGAACCGTCAGGTCTCGGTGCAGTTCTCTCGCCGCGCGATGGAGACGCTCATAAACACCAACTGGTCGAAGCCATGACCACTAACTCTATACAGGGAGGGTGCTGCGAGAAGTGTAAGCCGAATGCAGACGAACTTGCGGTTCAGATTTTCACTTGTCGTATTCCATCTTGCACCTGCCACTCCAAGCCCCAAGACATTCAGCCGAGCCACACCCCCGTATGCGTGTGCAGAGGAAAGATAACAGGAGAGGCGAAACACTCGCCCGAACACAGCGAAGCAATCCTAGAAAACATACGCACTTTCATCCCACATATTGAAGCCGGGATAGGGGAACAGGCCGCCCGCACCCCACAAGCCGATGAGAAGATAACCTGATGATATGACTGAACAAGAAATCTTAGAGGCGATTACGGAGACCCAATACGAGTACGCCGATGCGCCGCTTGTTCTCTCACCCAAGAAACTCGCCGCCTTCCTAGCCAAGCACTTAACCTAACTACCATGAGAACACGAAAAGAGATTGAAATAAGCACGACAGGAGACAGGGATAGCAACTGGGTACGGGACGAAAACACAGGCGTAATCCTCGAAGTCCTCCTCGACATCCGCGACCTGCTTTCGCCGAAAAAGCACGAGATTGGCGGCATAGGAAAACAAGACCCAAATCGTCCTGTATGACCCCCTTCATAACCAGACGGGGGGCGTTATTCCGCAAACGGTTCTTTAGTGCGGGTATGGACGATAAGCGACGCGAAGAATCTATGCTGGCCTTCCTCCGCGAGAGTATGGAGATGGCGGTGGCGGAGAAGCCAATTCTCATGACTGAGAAACAGGCCGAAGCCTACATGAGTGCGGAAGAAGCGGTGAAACGAGAACGCACCCGTATTATCGCTTTGGCGGAGGGGATGAAGGCAACCTGCGAAAAACCGCACACAAACATACGAGGTTGCAGTGCAAGGAAGCATAATCGCGCACTAGACGACCTCATCGCCGCCCTCAAAGAGGAACCCCCTACCAATCAGGGGGAGCGTGCTACACTATAAGCGACACCTAACGTCAAATCTTACTCCCCCCTTATGGCTAAAGAATCTAGCGGCGCTGGCCCTGGAAAGACGAGCGAAGAACGAGAGCAAGCCAAGCGCGTTCGCTCACTCACCCTCGGAGAAATCGAGGCAATCCTTCAAGACAAGAAGCACAAGCTCTACGAGCCGCTCTTACTGCGTCTCGCTCCTGCTGTTGTGCCAAGACTGACTGAAGTCTCAGGCCCGGATGGCGGTGCAATCCAAATCGAGGGCGTTGAAATCAGCGTCCGTAAGGATGGATGAAAGTCGGCTTTGAGATTCATCACAGCCACCTTCCGCTCTGGGAGGATACGTCATGGCGCTACGCATTCCTCATGGGAGGCCGTGGCAATGGGCGTTCCGGCTCAGCTAGTCGCTACGAACTCTCCGGCTTACTAGGCAAAGAGTACTTCCGTGGCGCACTCATGCGTGCCGTTCACTCGGACATCCGCGCCTCATCATGGGCTGAGCTAGTTGACCGCGTTCATGAGCAGAAAATCGAAGACACGTTTCGCATCGTGGATAATGACATGTTCATCGAGCGGGGACAGAACTCACTACGTGCTCACGGCTTCAAGTCATCCTCAGGCTCTCTCACTGCACGCCTTAAGTCCCTTGCAGGCTACAACTTCGTCCACATCGAGGAGGCTGAAGAAATAGGCGAAGCGGAGTTTATGAAGCTCGACGACACGCTTCGTACGGTGAAGGGGCGTATCAGGATAATCTTCACGCTCAACACTCCACCCAAGAACCATTGGATTATCCGGCGCTTCTTCGACCTCACACCACATCCCGAAGCACCAGGTTTTTACATACCGAGCATCAAGCCTGACACGAATGCCATCTACATTCCAGGCACGTATCGAGAAAACACGGTCAACCTCGATGAGCACACGGTTGACCGCTACATGGCCTACCGAAACACCAATCCTGCTTATTACTGGCAAGTGATTGAAGGCCTCAGTCCTGAAGAAGTCCGAGGAAAAATCTACACGGGCTGGCAACAGATTGACGCCATCCCAACTGAAGCGCGTCTCGTTCGCTTTGGAGAAGACTTCGGTTGGTTTCCTGACCCTGCATGTGTCGTGGCCGTGTACTACTGGAACGGCGCGTTCATCATCGACGAGTTGGCTTACGGGACAGAGCTAACGAACGAGTATCTAGCAGGAGAAATCAAGAAGGTCGGCGCGGCCATGACCATCGCTGACAGTGCAGAACCTAAGAGCATCAACGAGCAGAGGAAGTACGGGATAAACGTCCAAGGCTGTGAGAAGGGGAAGGATAGTGTCTCGTTCGGCATCAAGGTAGTCAGTCAGAAGAAGATTTATGTAACTCGCAGAAGCAAGAACGTCTGGGAGAGCTACGAGCGCTACGCATGGGCCGAGGACAAGGACGGCAGACCAAAGGGCGAGCCAGAGCACCAGTTCTCTCACGCTATGGACGCCATTCGCTACGCATTAGCTTCAATGCACAACCGCTCACAGGACATCGTTGTCCCCACCGCCCCACGCGAGAGGCGCAACGTCGCGGTATAGTCTCTCTATGGAGCCTATCGAAGTAGACCCGTTCATTTGGAACGTCCCCGAATGTTGTCGGGAAGGATGGGATAGTTGCACCCACGTAGCCAAAAGACCCCCACCAGCTAAACGCAACATCGCACTATGACTTACCTTGGGCAGACCATTACGACGTGCAAACATAAATACCGCGCGTGCGATTGTGGGGCCGTGCATTGTATCGGAGCATGCAAGTTCACCCAGGCCGTGCGCTTCGATTGGGAGCCAATACCTGACAAGCGTGCGCCTTGTTGTTTTCACGGCGGGCAATGGCTATGAAAAAGCTCAACCTCAAAGGGACTGAGAAGCTCAAGCCTCATCCAATCTTCCACGACCTGCCTGAACGATTGAAGGACAAGTCGTGCTACGCACCGATTGAGAAGCGTTTAGCCGACGCGATGTTCTCCGACCACAAGCACGCCACGGTGAAGGGCATGGTCAGGTGTAAGCGTTGCATAGCCAAGATGCAGAAGCGCCAGGACATTATGAAGGAGGAGGGCTTCTCAGGGATAGCTCAGTACCTTGAGTGGAAGCGCATCCTCAGCATCATTATCAGCGAACAAGACATCCAACTCACATGAACACCAAAAAGGAACAGGCGCAGAAGATTAAAGACGCCATCGTACTACTCAATGACATCGTGAAAGTCAGGCTCGCACCTTCGCCCATTCACGGCGTTGGTGTGTTCGCTATGAGAGACTGTAAGAAGGGCGAGAAACTCTACACCGACATCATCCCGCACCAGTTCGATGTGCCGTTCTCCAAGTTCAAGCAGATAGACCCTGAGATACGCGAGATACTCCTGGGCCACTTCCCACTCATCACTCAAGGCTCACACTTCATGTACCCCGTCACCAAGATGAGCGCGTTCCTCAATCACTCAGACACGCCGAACTATGATGCGAAGGCAGACCTGACACTCAGGAAGATAAAAGCAGGGGAGGAGATAACCGAAGATTATCGGCTTATCCCCGGTTTTGAACTCGCGTTCCCTTGGCTTAAGATATGAGCATGTACACGCATACCTGCCGATGCGGTGCTCAATACGAAGACGAAGACCCTGAACCGTACTTCTGTCCGGCGTGTGTTCTTAAACGTAAGTCAATCGCCGCAGAAATAGACGCTAAGCGAGCAGCCGAAGGACCGCGCCCGCCTCCTATGAGCGCCCTTCAGGAGTATGACGCTTCGCAGAAAGTGCACGGCTTCGTCATAACCAAACTCTAATGCCAACCAAGAAGCTCGCTAAACCGCGTGCGAAGAAGAAAGAGTACGTCGCCACACTCTCCCTCTATGGGAAGAACTACATCGGCGTTGGAGAGAACCTACTCGCCTCGATAAGCGACATAGACCTCAAGCACCCGCCACGTGCTCGTGGTGTGCTCACTGTTCAAAGGGGTGAAGCAGAGAAATCCCGCATTCTCACCCCGTTTCAAATACAAAAGCTCTTTAGCCTTTCCCCGCTTATGCGTGAGATACAGCTGAAGAACATCATCACCCTCTTCGACCTATGATGCCCCCAACCATCTACTCCTACATCAAGCAGGAGGAGGCGCTCTTTGAAGGTGATGAGATACAGCTCGGAAGCAACTGGAGCTGGAACTTCCGCAACCACGTAGACCTGATATTCCACCTCAAGAACGGCGTCTTCTACACGGGCGAGAACAACTACCTTCGCGCGTTCAAGAACATCATGGAGCCGATGCTCAACCTCGCCTATTGGACCGAGGATATTGAAGTCAAAGACGTGGTGTTCTTCATTGAGAGCGCCAACGCACGCGCTCTCTCATTCCTCGTCAAGAAGTACCATGATGAGGTGTATGTTCGAGAACATGACCTCGACACGCTGTTTGATGAAATCACTGAGAGCGACCTCGACTACGGAGGTGTCCTTGTACAGAAGACCAACACCGGACGCCCCGAAGTTCTCCCACTCAACTCGATAGCGTTCTGCGACCAGACCGACATCCTTGGCAGTCCAATAGCCTTCAAGCACAACTTCGCCCCTGAGAAGCTCCGTCAAATGGCAGAGCGCGGATGGGGTGAGGAATCTAATGGAGCCACCATCTCTCTCGAAGAGCTGATTGTCCTTGCAACCAACACCAAAGACCCTGCTGGAACGAACCTCAAGAAGACCAACCAGGTCCCCGGTAAAACCATCGAAGTGTACGTTGTCCGAGGCTCGCTTCCTGACGCCTACCTCAAAGACAACGATGACATGGAGTACTTCTCAGAACAGCTCCACGTCGTAGCGTTCTACACTGACAAGTCGCTCAAGAAGCAGGGCGTCACGCTCTATCGCAAAGAAGACGATGGCGAAGGCTTGAAATTCCACACGTCTAAAGCCGTGCATGGCCGTGCGCTTGGCCGTGGAGTTGGAGAGTCTCTCATTCACCCGCAGATTTGGACGAACTGGCTCACCATCCACAAGAACGCCATGCTTGAAGCCGGGTCTAAGGTTGTGCTGTTCACCGATGATGAGAGCTTTGGCGGGAAGAATAACCTCTCTGACGTAGACAACCTCGAACTGCTCAAGCTGAACGAAGGACGCTCTATCGCTCAAGTCCCAACCGCGGCGGTCAACAACATCGGCCTCTACGAGAAATCCATCAACGAGTGGTACGAACAGGCCCAGCTCACTGGCGCAGCGTTCGATTCCGTTCTTGGCAAGCAGGAGAGCGCAGGCACTACGTTCAAGGGCCAGGAGCGTCTGGTAGCACAGGGCAGGGGCATCCATGACCGTCGCCGTGGTCAGCGCGCCAAGTTCATAGAAACCCTCTACCGCGAGTTCATCATCCCGCAGATTGTGAAGGAGATAACGAAAGGCAAGGACTTCCTCGCAACACTCACTTCCGAGGAGATGACGTGGATTTCCGACCAGATGGCTACCAACTACGCCAACGGAAAAATCAAGGAAGCTCTCCTAGAGGGCAAGATACTCCCGAAGGAGGAGCAGGACGAACTCGTAAAGACCTTCAAGGAGGTGTTCTCGAAGTCCGGCAACAAGAAGCTCATCACCATCCTCAAGGACGAGTTCAAGGGCGTAGAGATACGCATGGGCGTGAACATCGCAGGCAAGCAGAAGGACTTGGTGAACCTCTCCGACAAGCTCCTGTCAGTCTTCCAGTATGTCTTTGCCAACCCTCAAGGCTTCCAGCAGGCCATGCAGATTCCAGCCCTGTCTAAGTCCTTCGCGGACATCCTAGAGTTCTCAGGCCTCAATCAGGTGGACTTCGGTTCGCTTATAGCTCCACCGATGGCTGACCCAGCTCTCGCACAGCAACAGCCTTCAGTAGCACCTCAACCGCTCTCTATGGGCGCACCACAGGCATGAACGAGGAAAAGCTCAAGCGCTTCGTAGCTGACCGGGCTATGTACGACGCCGTGTATGAGGTGTTGCTTGATACGTTCATCAAGACCCGCGCCAAAGTAGACGTGCACGCGCTCGCAGCAGAGCGTCTTGCTATCAACCTTCTAGGCGATGCGTGGAAGGAGCTTGAGAAATACAAGTCTTCCAGCTCTGCAAAAGCCGAACGACCAGCACAACCAGGCCTCTAGGTTATCAACACGCACAATTTGACAACCCCTAATGCTATACTCACGACATGACTAAGACTCTCGACATCATCGCGCCGATTGCCATCGCACTCGCGGCAATTGCGCTCGTGTTCGCGTTCTTCCAGGCTCAGGACACCACGTTTGCTTCGGTGGAATCCGGCCAGGAATACATGGCAACCACCACTTACGCCGCACATCCTGACGCTGATGGCGTTCGCTACCTAAAGACAGGCTACGGCGCGCTCGCTCAGGTCACCATCACCGGCGACAACACGGGCCTCATATCGCTCTACAACGCAACCACGAGCGATATATCGCTTCGTGCAGCGTCAAAGGCTACCAGCACCATCCTCATCGCTGACTTCCCTGCCAGCGCACCGGAGGGAACGTATGTTTTCGACGCCACCTTCACTGACGGGCTTCTCCTCGTCGTGAGCGGCGCGGAAGCAACCAGTTCGATTATGTACCGCTAATCAAAACCATGTCTAACTCACTCAAAGCAGCTCGTATGTCTCGCCTCAGCGACAAAATCGCGGCGAAGGCAGAGCCGAAAACCATCGTCGAGAAGGTGAAAAGCGCCTTCAAGAAGAAGTAGCGCGAGTATGGTTCTCACTCACCCTTAAAGTGAAGAAGCGTTTATTCTTATCGCTAAAAAAGGAAGCCTAACAAATTCACGGTTATGAGTACCGAAACAAATCAAGAGGCCACTGTCGAGCCTGTAGAGACAGAAGCAGCAGAAGGGACGAACGAGACAGCAGAAGAGACGATTTCGCTTTCAAAAGCAGAACACGCCAAACTTCTCGAACAGCTCGGTTCGCTTAAGCGCGAGAACAAGGACTTCAAGAAGGCCAAGGAATCCGCTCAAGAACCTTCGAAACCAGACGCATCCGACCTGTCGCAGAAAGCCTTTCTACGTGCAGCCGCTATCACTAGCGCTGACGAGGTAGAGCTTGCACTGACCACCGCGAAGAAATGGGACATGCCTATTGACCAGCTCGTAGACGACGACGACTTCAAGGAAAAACTTGATAAGTTCCGCACGAAGAAATCAAATGAGGCAGCCTCCTCGAACATACGAGGCAGCGGTGCAGGCAAGTCCGCCAATCAAACGGCAGAGTACTACATTGCTAAGGGGGCACCCCCAACCGCAGAGCAAGTACCTGACCGCAAGGTTCGAGCCTCAATCGCACGCGCGATGATGGCCAACCAGAAGCAAGGCAAGCAATTCTACAACAGTTAGTCCGCTGCGTTTGGATTATGACCCTTAATCCAAACTACCGTGGCTATCGCCAACACGATAACTTACGAGACGCTCTTTGAAGACGTACTTCAGGACCGCCTCGACCACCCGACAACTTGGAAAGAGATGTGCGATGTCCTCTACACGGACACCCGCGTTATCTCGACTTCCTACATGTCGACCACGCCTTCCGTTCAGACTGTAACCCGTGGCACCGGCCATGCGATGCAGACGTTCGTGGAGACGGCAGAAACTCTTACCATCTCAACTGGCCGCGACCTCGGTCTCTTCGTCGACTGGGCTGACCTTGCTCAGTCCGATTGGACGAAGCCAGCTGAACTCTTTGACCGCATCGGCGCACTCTTGAACGAGTACATCGAATCCGCAGTCTTGGCTCAGCACGCTACGTGGACTGACTTCGGAACCCTCTCTATCGGAGGCGGTGGCTCTGCTACTGACCCGATTACTGTCTCGGCTTCAAACATCGACGACATCATTCGCGGTGTGAAGCGCCAGGTTCGCGTCGCTAACGGACAGGTGCAGATGGCCCGCAACGGCATCGGCTTTGTCTGGCGCGCAGCAGACTTCGAGCTTCTCGAAGCGTTCGTACAGGCTAACGGCTTTGCTACCGCAGACACCGCTCTCAAGGAGGGCACTGTCGAGGGGCTTCGCTACATGGGCTGCGACCACTACTGGTCTAACGACCACGCTGCAGGACACGTCTTTGCAGGTGTGAAGAAGATTCAGCGCCTTGGTATCCTTCGCGGAACCTACGGCAAGGCTCACACTATCGACTTCCCAGCAGGAGACTCGAACACCTACCTTTCAGGTCGTTCGTTCTACTCACGCGTAGACATCGGACACCTCACCCCAACGGGTATGGCGTCGCTCGTCTTCGACATTAACGTAGCATAAGGCTTATGAAAGGAGCCTACGTCATCAGCGTTCTCGCACTCCTGGTAGCAGGCGCGGTTTTCTTTTCTGCTTCGGCTCCAAAGGAAATCAACGTCGCTGCGATGCCAGGCAACGAGTTCCAGCAGGACAGCTTGATTGTCGGCGGCGTGGAGGTAGTTCGTAAGAGCACCTCCATAAAGCAGGCAACCACGACGGTCTGCGCGATAAAGTCTCCGTCCGCTACTTCGACTCTCACTCACGCTGCAATACGCGTGGATGTAGCAAGCTCGACGGCGACTATCTTCGACCTTGCGAAGGCAACTACTGCTTTTGCAACGACGACGGCTCTTGGCACTGCTCATGCTGTTGGGGCAGGAACGCAGGATTTTATCCTCGCGTCTACCTCTCCAGCTGCGGGTGATGCTGTGGTGCTCGCTCCAAACTCATTCATTGTGTTTGGCGCACGCCAGGGCATTTCTTCCGGCGACGCTGCAGGTACGGGCTTCGTACCACGCGGCGAGTGTCAGGCAGAGTTCGTCCAGTACTAGTTGTTCTTCCACTCAGCTCCTTTGCGGGGGCTGAGATGGGCGAATAAACCAAACCATGAGCCTCCAATTCTCCGACACCACCAACTTCAAGGGCCTCGTACAAATCTACGAGAAGGAAATCGGCGTTCCCCAGGGATTTGTCTCTGGCAACCCCGCGCTTCTCAAGTCTTTCGCCGCTGACGTAAATCTTGCGTGGGATGACTACGTGTCTCTCGCGTTCAAATCATCCGGGACGTGGCAGTTCGATGACTCCAACCACGGCGACTATCCGATTATCAAGACAAACATCGTGCAGGGGCAGAGGGACTACACTTTCACGACAGATGAAACGGGGAATCTCATCCTCGACATCTACAAGGTGCTCATCCTTCCTTCTGCAACCGCAACCCAGTTCGAGGAAATCACTCCCATTGACCAGCAAACGGACGCGCCGGACATAACAAGCGAGGATACGTCTCAAGGCGTCCCTCAGGCCTATGACAAGACCGCCAACGGGATAGTGTTTGACCGCGTGCCGTCCTACTCAGCAACGCTCGGGCTGAAGATGCTCGTCAATCGTGAGCCTTCATACTTCACGTCTTCAGACACCACGAAGAAGCCAGGCTGTCCGGGATTGCATCATCGCTACTTCGCTTTGAAGCCAGCACTGGATTACGCACGCCAAAAGAGCCTCGATAACTACGGGCAAATACTCAAGGAGGTTATCGGCTTTGAGGGCGACGAAGAGAACGCGGTGCAGGGTTCAATAGAGCGCTACTTCTCACGCAGAAGCCGCGACGAGCGCGACATTATCAAGCCGAAAGGCATCTTATTCATCTAGCCGCACTTTATGGCTTCAGGAGTCTACAACAACTACAAAGTTCGAATGCTCGGTTCGGGTACTGCCGTTGACCTCGACGGAGACACCATCAAATTAGCTCTACTCACCAGCTCATACACCCCAGACTTCGACGCGCACGACTTCTACGATGACGTGTCTGCAAACGAAGTCGCTGCCTCCGGCTCCTACTCAGCAGGAGGGGCAACACTCTCCGTAACGCTCACTCAGGACAACACCGACGACGAGGGCGTGTTCGATGCAACCGACGTTTCCTTCACCACCTTCACCGGAACCGCGCGCTACGCAGTCATCTACAAGAGCACTGGCGTCGCAGCTACGTCTCCACTCATCGCACTCATCGACTTCGGTTCTGACATCACCGCATCGGGAGGCACATTCGCCATCACGTTCGCCGCAGAAGGAATCGTAAACGTAAACTAATGGCCTACGCAGTCCCATCAACTGCAAGCACGACATGGACAGGAGCAGCGTCCGTAGTCATCACTAAACCCACTGGGCTTGCCGTGGGCGACCTGATGGTTGCTGTCATTGCTTCTATTGCCACTGAGGTTGATGGTTTCGGTTCGTGGACGCAGCGGGGCCAATCAAGCAACTCATCTGCGGGCGTTACACTCTTTGAAAAGATTGCTGACGCTGGAGACGTGGCTGCATCTAACTTCACCTTCACCGCAACGGGCGCAAGCGAGATGGCAGGCGCTATCATACGGGCGACTGGCAATATTCCAGCTCCATTCGACTTCGGAGACGGCGAGGAAGACAACAACAACACCCCAGACATTACTCAGCCCGTGTTCTCTCTTTCAGACACGCCGGATTTCAATGGTTCACTCCTGGTCATGGGACTTATGGCCCATGGAACGGATGGCGTCGGCACGATGTCCAGCTACGCTATCAACGGGACTAATCCGACGTGGAATGAGGTGTGCGATTTTACCAAAGACGTAGGCTCTTTCGACCCTATTTTCGGAGTTGCCTACGCAATCCAAACCACAGCAGCTCAAATCACGACGTTTTATGCTGACTCAAGTGTTGCAAAAGATGACTGGTCAGGCGTGTTCGCTTCTTACATCCCTATCATCAGTCAGTCGGTGAGTCCCGCAGTCCTGTCCGTATCGACAAGCGTTCAGGCTCCCGCTGTTTCTGCTGGCGCAGCAGTGTCTCCTGCCGTCATCGGGGCTACTGCGACTGTTCAAGCGCCTGTCGTTTCCACTGCTGCCAGCAAGTGGCAAAATACTGATAAAAACACCTCAACATGGACGAACAACGACAAATCCTAGCCCGCCTTGAAGTAGTGGAGGCTTTCATGCGCTCCTTGCAATCGGCCTCAAACATACCATTCGAGGTGGATGTTGCCTTGCGAGACCGATTGAACATCTCGTCCGACTTTGCACCATCGACAAAGGCAGTCTCTACAGAAACGAGGGCGGTCAATGAGGCGGGTTCAAGCACCTACAGCGTGCCAACACTCATGGATGGATTTATCTCGGCTAACCTCAAAGATGGCACTGAGATTGCCGTCCCTTACTACCTATGATTCGCATACCTACCGACTTTCAGTGGAAGCAAGCGAACAACTCCGACCTTCTCGGCTCTCTTTCAGCAACTAAGAATATCAACTTGGATGAGGAGGGGTATGTAAAACTCTCCTCGCGCACTGTCTCTGTTTACAACGAAACGCAAGACGCAGACCTCGGCACGCCTCTAGCTTTTGGCCGACGGGATGAAGGGGAGTTTGATGTCGTCACGGACGATGAGGGCTTTGAGGTAGACCTCAGCGAAGGTGCTGGACCAGTAGTTGCTCAGGAAGACGGCACTAACGCAGAAAACTACAACGCTAACAGTTCAGGCACATGGTGGCAGAACCGCTGGTATACCACCTATGACGACGGAAGCACTGACAACCTCGGCTACAAAGCCTCTAACGGCAACTGGACCGTTGGCCTGCACTCCTTAAACGACGACTACGCACACCCGATAGAAGTGTTCAGGAATCGCAACACACTCTGCATCGGTAATGGGCCAGCAGTAGTACAACTCAACACCTCCCACGTAGTAAGCACACTTGCTCAGCTCGTCCTTCCTGACGGCTACGAGGTTATCGGCCTTTCCTACTCAGGCTATCGCCTAGGAATAATCACCAAACTTGACGCAACTATCGCCGGTCAAAACCATGACGCGTTCTTCTTTGTGTGGGACGGCAAGAGCGCAGAAGCAGGACAGGGCGTGCCTATCGGTTCTGATATGGCCGCAGGAATCGTTGCCTATAAAGGCACATGGGCCACCATCACGCGCGCAGGACAACTAGTAGCATGGAACGGAGGCGGATTTACCGAACTCGCGGCCTTCCCGTTCTACTTCAAAACCGTGACGTGGGGAGACTTCACCAACCGCGTTGGTAAGGGACGCAATATGGTCGTCGATGGCGACACCATCCTCATCAACTTGAACCTAGCTTTAGACCAGTACGGACAACTGAGCGAAAGCCAACTCCCGTACAACCCGTCAGGGGTCTGGTGCTACGACCCTAAAGCCGGACTCTATCACCGCTACTCGCCCTCGTTCTCTCCTGTGTACGGAACGGTTGCGCTTCAGGCAGGGGTGAACACGACCACCAACATCATCACGAAAAACACCGGCACGATTCCGCCAACCGGCTCTCCTGCCGTATACAGCGATAATCAAGGCTCAAGCATTGGTGGCCTAACCCTCAGAAGCACCTACTACGTCATCAAGCTCTCATCCACGACGTTCCAGCTCGCAGAGAATGAAGACCTCGCACTGAACGGCGTTGCAATTGACCTCACCTCAACGGGAGGCTCTCAGCACACCTTCCTCATGGTGGACGTACTTGATTATGGAGCCACCTACATCAGCGACGCCGGCGGTATTGCCCTAATGGGAACCCAAAGCCGTCTCTATGACCACGTTATTCTCGGAGCTGAACTCAACGACACCAGCACCGGCAACAACAATCACATCGTCGTATCCATGCCGAATCTGGAGAACCGTGGCTACTTCATCCTGCCTAAGATGCTCGCACAGCGCGCAGAAGACGCTTGGGGACGCCTGGTGCTCGTTTTCAGGCCCCTTGGCCCGGACGACAAGATAATCGTCAAGAAGAAGCTCATCGAGCTACGCGGGCTTCCTACGACGACCACGCAGAATAACCCGCGCGTCACCTGGAGTTCCTCAAAAGACTTCTACACCACGGCAAATCTATCAGCGGTCAAAACCGCCTTTGATAGGGGGCATGAGATTGAGTGCGAACTCATCTCTGGCGCAGGAGCTGGAACGCTAGAGAAGGTAGTGAACATAACAGAAGCTGCCGGAACATACGCCGTCGAGCTTGAGAATGCCGTCCCTGGTGCATCTTCGACCCGAACCTCAGAGGCGATGTTTGACAACTACACTCGCGTCTTAGAAATCGACAGCGACGGGACTTATACACAGAAGGGCTACGTCGAAGTCCCATTGGACGATGACTCAGCGTGGGTTAAAATCAAGATTGAACTACGAGGCATCGAAACCACCGTCGCGCCGATGCTTCTACTAAACTCCCCCAAAAAATAACGTATGGCTTCGTACAAAGGCACGACAATCACTCCAGGCACGGACGCGCAAGTCGCGGAGCAAGTCAAAAACATCGACCTAGGCATCAGCACTACAGCGCTCAAAGACGCTGCACCGATGCAAGTCAAACAGCCGAACCCTGCAACGGGCGCAGCGGGCGCACTCGGTTATATCGGCGCAAGCAACGACGCTTTCACCGCCAATCTTCAAGAGCAGTCCAAACAGCGTGAGACGCAGAGCCAAAACTCGTTTGATGCCTACCTCGAAGCGGTCAAAGGCTCAGAAGGAGAAATAGCGCTCACTGACAAGGCATACTCTCAATCAGTAGACCCGCTTGAAGCCGAACTGAAAGACATCAACCAGCAAATCACTGCCGAGCAGGTCTCATTACAGCGCCAGCTAGAAGCACTCGACAAAAACCCCGGAGGATTATTCGGGGGAGCTTTGATAGACGAGAAACAGCGCATCGAACGCGACTCTCTCCGTAAGCAAGCCGACCTCTCCGTCATTCAAATGGCAAAGCAGGGACGTTTTGACAGTGCCAAGCAGATTGCTGATAGGGCCGTAGCCGCGCAGCTTGAGGGCAAGCGCAACGAGCTTCAGGCACTTCAGCTCAACTACGAGCGCAACAGCGACCTCTTTGATAAGAGCGAACAGCGTACGTTTGAAACAATGCTAGCGGACCGCGAACGCACGTTTGAGATGGAAGCTTTTAAGGAAAAGTCGCGCTTTGAGCAGATTATCCGACAGAGCGACCCGCTCTACCAAGCACAGCTTCAAAACGAGCTTCTGAAATCTACCGCTAATCCGAATGGGACGCTCAACGGCAAACCACAAACGCAGTCTCAAGCAACAGCGCAGGGATACGCAACCCGCACCAACGAGGCTGACCAGATAATCAACCGCATAGGCGCAAAGTTCACTGACCTTGGAAGCTACGCATACTCCATCCCCGGATTCCCCAACACACTCAAATCTGCGGACCGCCAGCTCTTCGAGCAGGCCCAGCGGAACTTCGTGAACGCTGTTCTTCGTAGAGAATCCGGCGCGGTTATTAGCGATGAAGAGTTCGCAAATGCGCGCTTGCAGTATTTCCCACAGCCCGGAGACACGCCCGAAACGGTAGCTCAAAAAGCACAGAACCGCTTCACGAC